AGCCAGGGGCGGCCAGGCGATCGAGCAGCAGCCACAGCAGGATGGCGAGCCCGAACGGCGATCGCGTTGGGAGCGACGTCGACTTGATGACGGTGCTGTGCTTCATGAGATACCTCGGAAAAGAAAAGCCGCCCGGCGCATGGATGCGAGGGGCGGCGAAGATCCTGCTGGCGCAGGACCGGAGACACGGGAGCGGACGGCGGGGCTCTCACCCGCGGCTGGGCAGCTGCGCCTGCATTGATCGGTAGGCCCGTACGTGGGCTAGCCGGCGAACCACAAAGCTATTTGCTGAGTAGGCCGCAAATAGAAAAAGCCCGAACGTTGTACGGTTCAGGCTTTTTCTTCAGACGTGCGAAAGCACCAAAGGCTGGGGCGCTGTCGCGAGTTCCGGTTATCGGTGGCGCTTGCGCGCACTTTACGAGGCCGAAAGAATGTAGGTGCTTAGTTTACACGAAAAAAGCTGTGCGTATACACAGCCATTTAGAAGTTTATTGAGCAGACATCCAGTCTTCTATACGCATGGCGCCACCGGACAATACGCGTCCAATGACACTGCCCGGCACTTTGTGCGCCTTCAGGTGCTCTACCGCGCTAAGCGTCCCCGTACGGCCCTGCAGAAGCAGGCCATGTTTGATCGCATTCGAAACGTCATGTGCAGCCGGGTGTGCTTCAGCTTCTAAACTTGCGCGTCGTTCAGCATGAGTTGTATTCATTTTAGCCTCGATGTATTCGAAAATAGTACATCTGCTAGGCAGATGCTCGAGTCTCGTCGAAGAGAAGACGCCCGCCGACACTGTGTCAACGGGCGCAAAGTCGAACATTTGAAGAGACGACTAACCTTAGAATCGGAATATTACAGTTCGATGACAAAACGAAAAATTCTTGTCTAGACCAATCCGCTTAAGCAGCGGCGCGCAACTTGGCACTGGCACGCGCCGCATGGCTGTCGGCGATGCTGTGCAGCTCGCTCACCATGTTCAGCGTATGTTCACGAACGAATCCGGCGGCCATCACCAGCGCACCCTTGCCTGAGCCGGAGCAGCATTGGCATGCGCGCGCCTCAGCCAAACCAGTCCCACCGCATGGGTCGCACAGGCCATGCAGCCAGTGGGCGAGCGAATGCTCGGCGACGGTCCGATATAGCCTGATCGCCGCTTCCGCATCCCAGGCGGTATTCTCTGGCACCCACCGGCGCGCGCGGCCGCGTTTCGTTACCTCAGCAGTCCACAGGATCAGCACGCTCGCTACCAGCGACACGCCAGTCTCAAGCACCGTCGTATCACCTCCCAGCGCTTGACGGCATTCGGCCTCGCGGCTTGTGTCCTTTTTATGGATGGCGAGTACCAGCGCCTTTTCGACCAGGTTGCGCATCGCCACCGCATGAGTCATGTTCTGGATTGCTGTGCCCGAGTACTTCGCACGGTGCAGCAGTGCACCCAGGTCGCCCGTCGAAGTAGATGCCAGTGCCGACGCAAGAAGTGGCTCCGCCTGACAGTGGCGCTCGTCGTCCTGGAGGCTCGATGCGCTCAACGCGGTGATATAGCGGTCAACGAAACCCATTATTTAACACTCTCTAAAAGACGACCATGGTAGCGTAGCACATGACACCTAATTATTTCCAATGGTAATTTATTTATTTTTTACATTGTTGTGAGTAAACGTCAAATGAGCGGTGTTGTACCGATTGCCTCAATTTGCGATTCGGGCCGTCCATGGCTACTCATCAGCGTAATGTGAGGATCCGCTCCATAAGAAAGCCTAAATGCGAGCCTATATCTTAGTCATTGAACGAGACCTGCTTCTACGCGAGACGATAATTGACCTATTGACGGCGCTAGGCCACGAAGCAATAGGGACCTCATCATCGGTTCGCGGCATTAACTTGCTTAAAAATCTGGGGTTTGACGTGCTGATTACCAGCTTGGGCGCTACGCTGATAGCAGAACCAAGCTACGCGCTAGATGCAAAAAAAATTCAGCCACACCTAAAAATTGTAGTAGCCGCTGGATCCGATTCTCCTGATTTCTCAGAGCTAGCGGTCGATGCATTCATACACAAACCATTTTCACTCTTCACGCTGTCCCAGACATTGAGAAAGGTCTCTATAGCAAGTGAACGATCAAATAACCGACTTCGTTTAGTGCCGCAATAATTCCCACATCCCGATGCTGGTCGAGGTTGGGATCCAGCTCTACTGCTTTCGAGGCCAAGCGTACGCGCGAAAGTTTTTGAAGGATGTCCATGTCTCGGATGTAATCACCGAGCGCGTGTTGGGGAAGCGATGTCGCATGCTGCTGAGCGGGACATTAGGCATGTCACCTACCACGCCCTGAACCATAGATTTCTACCGACCGCCTGTAGTCGCTACACCGCCTCCCACCTAGTGCCATTAAAGCGAATCTGGCCAGCCCCAGACAAAACCTGCAGACGGTCGGCGATTATCCGGGGCGGAGGCGCCGGGCGACTCAATAAGCCACGAGTACACAGTGGCCACGCCAAAGCTCGAAGTCCGCTCGCGTCAGTATCGAGCTGACGCATGGTTCCTCTGCCAGCGCGAACCTCTGCCAGCAGCGCCCTGTCAAAATTCTCAAACTTGCCAATTTCCATACTGTTCTCCTTGTTGTTGACCTAGCATTCTAGCCCGTTAGTCGTAAATTTCTGCTGATCATTAATCAAACGTAGAGCCTAAATCTACGGGCGGCCTTCGTTACGATGTGTCATTTTTGTGGCACACTAGACGATAATTCTTATTGAAAAAGGATCGATATATGTTGCAGTTTATTCGTGTCAAGGGCAGCTCGGGTGAGACAGAATTTATTGCCCTCGACAAGATCGTCAGAGTTTCATGCTCCGTCACGACAAAAAAGACTGGCGGAGAATTGGAACCCATGAGCCTGCTTGATCCGAGCAAGCCGAAAACTACGCCTGTACAAGTTTTTACAACCGTGTCGATCCGACTGTTCACAGCAAATGGTGATGGCGAGATCCGGTTTGATAGCGAGAGCAAGGCCGATTCTTGGGCGCAGCTAAACTTGGGAATTCGCGACTTTACAACTCAATTCCAGTATTCGCCTGCTTGACTGAGAATCCCGCGCTCGCGCTGATTCGCTCCTGAGCTTGCGCGGCCACGTCGAGATTTCTCTCTAAGTAACCCATCGTGGTTGTGAAGCTTTTGTGCCGCATCACCCGCTGCACTGTCTGGATCGGCACGCCAGCCTCGGACATCAGTGTCGCGAACGTGCCGCGCAGGCGGTGCGGCGTTATGCCCTTGATGGCGCATGTATCGTTGGCGCGATGGATCGCTTGGCGCGCAAATCCTGATGCGAAGGCCTGTCCGTTTGGCTTAGCCACGATTAGTCCGACCGGCTGACGCCGCGCTTCCAAGTGCCCGCGCAGCCAGTCAGCCATTGGCACCGGCTCGGCCTCCCGGCCCTTCGTGATGCCAGGCGTGTACGTCTTGCGTGCCCAGTCGATCCACTCCCATCGCGCGCTGATCGCCTCACCCTCGCGCAGGCCCAGCCCGAACATCAGGCGCACGGCGGTGCCAATACCCGGCGCGTGCGCGGTGGCCTCGTCCACGGCGGCGAACCACGCGCGCGCGGCGGCCAGCGGCAAGATCGAGCGCGGTCGCTTCTGCACCTTGAGCATGGGCACGTGCCATGGCATTGCCGCCAGCATGCCGCGTTTTACCGCCCACATGGTCAGCAGCTTGACAATCCGCAGCCAGTGGTTCGCGCTGGCCGGCTTGCGCGTCAGCAGGTACCTGTTGCGCGCCAGCTCGACGTCGAGCGTGGTGATCTCGTTGATCGACTTGGCGCCCAGGTCAAACATGTGCAGGCGCCGGAACAGCTCGACGCTGCGAATGTGCGCTGCGCTGGACACGGGCCGGTGCACTTCGATCCACGCGTGCGCCAGCTCGGCCAGCGTCGGCACTGGCTCGCCGCCGTTGGCGCGCAGCACCGCAGCGTCATACTCTCGCTGCGCGACCTGCTCGGCGGAGCGCCGGCTTGTCAGCCCCGTACTGCGGCGGTATCGCGTACCAGCCACCTGAAACCGGTAATGCCAGACGCCGCCACGCTTGAATACGTTCGCGCTCATAAGCCACTCCCCCTACTAGATCCGCTCGACACTGTCGGGCCGTGTCCGATTTGACCAGACGGCGCAAGTTGGTAGAAAATTGGCATTACAGACCCTCTATCACAATCGCTGAACAACTTATGGGAGAATCTTTTATGAGCGCATTTACGCCTATGCAGTCGTTCAACCCATGGGATGAAGGTGATTACCGCGTATATGGCTCTGCGACTCTCACCCCCGATGGAAACTATTGCCCTGCTTATCAGATTGACCGAGTTCACGGCATTACGAATCCTCCCCAGCAAGCTGTGCCGCTTTGCCAAGTCGAGGGCCAGAGCTTCGCGACGGAAGACCTGGCCAAGATGATGGCTGTCTCGCTTGGCGTCGGCCGTGTTCGCACCAAAGATCGGTTGGGCTGTTAGCTTTAGGACCTCGGACTCTTCGGAGGTGACACGCTTTGCGTTTCGGGGCACTACGGTGATGAGGGATTAACTGCTCATGCATCGAATCTTTCTCTGCCTCGGCTGCGCGGCGCGGCCGGCGACGGCGTGCCGCCGGTCCACTGCTCGAACCTGCAGGTGGCTCCTTCGAACCGGAGTGGAATATCGCCCAGCGCACCACTGCGCTGCTTCCGGATCAGCACTTCGGCAAAGCCCCGCACATCCTCGTTTTCCGGCTCGTACATTTCGGGCCGGTGCACCAGCATCACGATATCGGCATCTTGCTCGATCTCGCCCGAATCGCGCAGGTCAGACAGCATCGGGCGCTTATCCGGACGGCCCTCGACCTGGCGGTTCAACTGCGCCAGCGCGATGACCGCGACGCCCAGCTCCTTGGCCAGCGCTTTGAGCCCGCGCGAGTACGAGCCGATCTGCTCGTGCCGCTTATCACCCTCTCCGCCCGTCATCAGGCCCAAGTAGTCGACGATGATGACGTGCAGGCCGTGGCGCCGTTTCCATGCCTTTGCCTTCATCCGCAGCTCGATCAGCGTGATTGCCGGCGTGTCGTCGATCGCAAAACGGATGTCGTCGAGTTTGATGACGCCGGCGGTCACGCCCGCCCAGGCCGCTGAATCCTCAGGGCCAATCTGCCCGAGAATCGATGACAGCGCGACGCGCCCGCGGTTCGCCAGCGCGCGGCTTGCGATCTCCTGCCCTTCCATCTCCATGCTGAAATTCAGCACGCTGTAATGCTCGGCCATGTTCAAGCCGATGTCGGACGTCAGCGCCGTCTTGCCCATCGATGGCCGGCCGGCGACGATCACCAGCTGCCCGGGTCGCAGGCCGCCGTTAAATAGCCGGTCGAACGCTGGCATGCCGGTGGACATGGCGATCGAGCCACCATCTGCGCGATCGCTGATGCCATCCACCACGCTACCCAGGATCTCGCGGATCATCTTCGGCTCGTTGCGCACGCGGCGCTCGGCCAGCGTGGTGACCATCGTCTGCATCGCATCCAGGATCTCGTCGGCCGACCGGCCTTTCGTGTTCTGCGCCAGGCCGTTGATCGAGTCGGCCACGTGCATAACGCCGCGCAGCAGCGCGCGGTCGACCACGATGGCCACGTACCTACCGACGTTCGCGGCGCTGGGCACGCTCTGCGCCAATTGGTTGAGATACGGGCCCAGGCCAGCGATGAACGTGCCGCCGCGCGCCTCCAGGCCTGCCCAGACACTCACTGCGTCTGCCGGATGCCCTTGTTTGATCAGCGCCAGAATCTCAGTGTAGATCGCGCGGTGATCTTCGCGGATGAAGTGCTTCGCCTGCAGGTCGCCCATCTTGTCGACGCAGTCGTTCACTCGGAGCAGCGCGCCCAGCACCGCCTGTTCTGCTTCGATCGACTGTGGAGCGCCGACGTTCTCTGCCATGTTGCTCATGCTGCTTTCCTATCGTGTTGGCCGCTGGTGACGTCGGCGAAGCCTTTGCGGCTGATGATCCAATCGAACTTGGC